ATAGCCAGTTCGGTTAATCCTCCGCTGATTGTGTCAACACAGATACGTAACGGTAATTGATTACCAACACGTACCCAGTTAGGCGCGTCCAAAATAACATCAATGTCAATTGGAGCAACCCACAATCCTACGAAAGATTCAAACCTAAATTTCCTTTTTAAGAATGAAACTTCTTCGAGAGTTCGTGCCTTAACACACTCTCCCGTTTTAGCTTCATCAGTCATAGTCATTTCCAGGTTGCGTTTCAAAATCGGGGTGAGAGTTTCTTGATTGTAAACATCAATAACCTCTGGTCGTATATTCATTATGAAGTCATCACCATAAAAAATAGACGAAGTATGCTCAAAAAACGAATTCATTGTAGCATACGACGTACCATTCATTATGTCTAGCCAAGAGTCAGCAAGACAACAATGGTTTACGATACTGTTCAGTATAGCGGTCGCAGGGCATCCAGAAGGAATACCATTACGAACGTAATATATCAGAGCAGCACCGGAAACATTTTTATGGTTAGAAATGTGCAGATGGTTAATGCATTCGACTCCTATTTTCATTAAAAATTGTTCAAATTCGTCGTAATCCAGTTCGTGTCCATTTATAATGTTGCGTTCTTCGTGAACTATAGCATCCCAGTTTCTCATAAACCAGTCGACCATAATTTTCACGGCAACTTCAACATATTGTACCGGGAGTATGCCGTCAAAGTTAGAGTAATCTCCAGCAATGACATGTTTTCCATTTTTCTTCAGACGTTTCGCGAGTAAATCCCACTCTGGTGACATTGGATTAATGCCTACAGCAATAGAATTTTGCACGCGATTACGCATAGAATGAGCAATAAAAGGTAAAAAGTATTGTCGGAAGAGAATTGTGTAGTGTAGTGGGCAAGCGGTGAATAATCGAGTTTTACCTACGTTGGCTTTCGCGATAGGGATCTTAGCATCTTTCAATGTATCGATCCAAATAATGCGAGGCCTAACGTTATCGATCATGCACTGGGCGAGCTCATCTACATCAGCCATCAATTCTC